GTTTTGATCTGTCTGCTGTTACAAATCTTCCTTTAGTTTCTATAAAGATTCCATTAGGTAGCTTAAAGTCGGGTGTGTAGGTGTGTTCAGATTGTGGTATGGTGTAGCTGATTTTGTGTTTTTCATATTCCCCATCAATGCCTTGTTGGACAAGTGATTCATTAATATCGCTCTCAAATCCAGATCTCCAGCCGTTTATCAGTGCTGCTTGTCTTTTTGCAAATCTTGCTTTTTTCATAACCTTTTTGTTTATCTATCGTATCGAACTATAAACGTTGTATCAGTGTTGTTTGGTGCTTGTATTGGTGTACTTAATTTTCCTATTACGAGCAGTTGTCCTTGGTTATTATAAAGCCCTATTGTTGTTATATATGGTTTAAAATAAGAACTTGTTATATATGGTCTAAAAACAAATTCATTTTGAAGTGCATTGTATTCTTGTAATGTTGGATTAAAGCTCATACCAAAATCTCCTGGAGCAATTGTGCATGAGATTTCGTTTTCCCATATTGTGTGAGTCCCTCTAGTACTTATTGTTTTTATAGTTGAATAGCGAGCTGGAATTGAGCTTAATACCATCATTCCGTGACTATAATATGCGTTACCTATTTGTGTGTTGCCAACACCAAGTGTGTGATGTAAAATCTTTAAATCATTTGTACTCAACACATCACCATATATTTTAACATTATCAATTAAACCATTAAATCCTTGATCTTCTGAGTAGGTATTTCCAATATATATGTTTGCTTTGTTTCTACTATTTTTCTCAACAACTGCTGTTGAATTAACACTATCTACTGAGCTACTACCTATTCCGTTAACATATAGCGTATACATTGAACTCGATCTTGTTAGTGCTATGTGATACAAATTATTTAAACTCATTGACAAGCTACTTGTTATGCTGATTAAGTTTCCACCACCTTCTTTTTCAAATTTAAGCTTGTGACTTCCAGATGTTATAGATAATTTATATGGATAGTTATTGCTGACTGGTACTGTGAATACGTCACCATTACTATCTATGCGTAAATCCTCTGCATTACCGTTTTTTATGAGCAATACCGATCCAGACGTGTGTGTTGATAGTTGTGTTGGTCGAATCATCATACTAACACTATATTCTTTGTTTTCAAAATTATAGTATTGGTTGTAGTCTGGTGCTACGTTTGTTTGTATTGTTATGCTTGAGCTTAGTGAGGATGTAAAGTGCATTGCAGCTCCTAATAACTCTAAATCTGATGGGGATGGATACTTACTTCCAGTATAAAAGGATACACTAGTGTTTTTGTATGCCGATTGCATTTGCCAAGATCCTCGATTATAGCTACTAGTTACATTTATAGGACCTATATCTGTGTATTTGTAAGTCTCATCAAATGGCCATTCTCCTACTATTGGTATTGTTACTGATGCTGTGTAGTTTGTGTAGGCACCACCTATATATTGTCCATATGGTGAATAATACTCACTGCCAGATATTAATAAGTTGCCATGTAAATCATCTACTATATGCCAAGTTCCAGATGCTGATCCAATACTACTCAAGCTACCACTATTTATTCCAAAAGACCAGCTTACATACATATCAACAGAGCCTTGTAAAATTGATTCTCCAAACTTAGATTGTGGCATGCTTATCACGTATGCTTGATCTTCTAAAAACCTAATTTGATTGTTAACATCACCATCACCAAAAAAAGCCATATTGTTTTTTAAGTAGTCTCTATAAAATAAATGCTCTATTGATTTGTGCACTACTCTTTTATATTTACCATTTATTGTTGCTGGATCTGATTGATCAAATGATGGATTACCTTGATCAAAACTGTCTTTTAAAGGATCTGCGTTTAGATAGTTTGATAATGGATTGTAATCTGCTTGATATACAGAATATATTGATCCACTACCACCACTTCCAATAACATCTGACCACAGCTTGTATGTACTAAAAGGCGTAATCCGTACGTCAGCTTTATCTAAACTTTTAAAAACTCCAGTCATTTTATATAAATATCTTGTAAAAAGGAAACCCTCCTTTTATAGAGGGTCTATCAATGAATACTATTCAAAGAGAGGTTCCATTTTAATAGTCTAATTTTACTTTGATTAATGCCTCACGATTAAATGATTTTAATAGTGGTTTACTTAGCTTAGCAACTGCTACCAGTCGGTTAATATTATCATACATACCAATAGTTGTAATGTACACACTTGGGTTTCTTAACATGCTTGCATGTAAAAACGTACCATTGCTACCAGTTACAAATGTTGGATTGTTTGAAAAATTAAATTCTAGATTTTGAACACGTACAAAATAGTGTGTTGAATTTACACGCTCTTCACTTCTAGCTGCAAAATAGTTAGAACCTGATAAAGCTAAGGACATTGTTACGTGGTTACGTGCTTGTACAGCTGATGATGAATTGTATGGATGACCCAAATTAGCTCTCAATAAACCAGCATGAAATACAAAAACACCTTGATCTGGATAAAATAAACCGTATTGAGTGTTTGATTGTGTTACACCACCCGATCCACTGTATATACCAAATACACGACCACCTTCGTTAATTGCTGGTGTTTCCCCAGCTCCACTTGCATCAATAAATGTGCTATACTTATTGCTACTGCCTGTCATATTTACTCCACTACCACTTCCTAATCTTAATTCCCAATTACCTGGATCAACTTTTTGACGAAAGCGAGCTCTTGCAATATTGATTACAATTATTTCGTTTGAGTCTGCTGTACCAAATGTAAAAATACCATCAGCTGGTGGAAGTAGTTGATTGCGATATTGTGAGTATATTGCACGTGATGGTGTGTCATTTGCATTATTACCAATTGTATTAGCATCACCTACTGAACCACTGCCTTGTTTGTTGCCATACGCTATTGCAAGTTGTATTGCTGCGTTTGGTGCTGATTGTGGGTCTCTGTGGTATATGTTCATATAGTAATCACCAGATTGTGATAGTTGTGCTGATGATGTAAACCATCCTATGCCTGCAGAATACGAGCTTGTCCATGGATTCATATCCTCTGACCATATTGGTTGAGATATTGTTTGTATGTCTCCAGGTACTTTGTCAGCTTCTAAAAAACCTTTATATATTTGTGCCATTATTTGTTGTGTTTATTGGGTTATGGTTATGCAACTGTTGGTTGATTAAGTTTGGATGGATCAACTGACACTGTTATAGTTTTAAATCCACCAGTTTCGTTACCAACAATGGTTATTAATGCTCTTACAATTGTTGTTGTATTAGATCCTTGTAATTTTGCTTTTACTTTAAACGATTTACCAACTAAAGTTTTTGTGTTTCCACTTGTTGTTATACCAAGAGTACTATCATCAATAAAGCTAGTCATACTGTTAGTGTTTACTAATGTTGGATCATCCACTGTTGAAAATTCGTCTACCATAACATCTACAACACTGTCATCAGATAGTATTAAAGTGTATCCCATAGTATCGTTTGCACCCATCATGTTAGAAACACTTGGTTTAATAATCTGTTCTGCAGTTAATGATGTAAAAGCTAATGAACTTGGAGATACTTCAATTACTGGTATACCAGTAACTTCTTTTGGTAAAGTTACTAACTTGTAACGAAGCATTTGTGTTTCATCTGGTAATGCTTCTAGTATGGGCATGTTTTCAATAACAGCACCGTAATAATTTGTTCCTAATGTGTGTGCTGGATTCCATAAATCATAATCAATTTCATCATCACTTAAAGCAAACTTTGTAATGTTTAATTGACCACCAGTTGCCAATAATTGACGACCTTTGTTTGTTAGTATTGCATCTACAGTGACGCTTGAATTATCTAAATATCCCATTGTTTATTTGTTTGTTGTTTATATATAAATATGTTGCTTTTTATTATTATGTGTAAATATTTTTAAATTAACCTAATGTATCTTGTCCTCCTGCTGATATAGTGTCTCTTAATACTTGAAGGTTTCCTTTGACTCCAGGTTTAACTCTTAATTGCTGACCTCCACCGACAGTTACCGATACAACAGGTCCTCTATCAACAGTTTCGCGACTGTTTATGTTCCAATCAGCTGATGTTAGTTTGCATCCATTATAACGAGCATTTACCATACCTTTACTGTTTTGTAAATGAAAATCTTGTGTTTGCGATCTATAATTTAAAGGTTGTATTTTTAACGATTGTATAGCGTAATATGCTGGGTTTCCACCAGTTGTGTAGAGTCTCAATCCTAACCAAGGACCAGTTGCTCGTGTTGTAAATGTGTATGTTGTAACGCCGTATGTTGGTACCATTGATCCAGTTAATATACAATCTAAATCACCAAAATGCAACTCTAATACGCTAGTTGTTCCAAAACTTTGATTAGTATCAACAACTATTGTTATTGTATATAAGTGGTCATGTGTTTTTGGTTCATCTTCTTTATAGTAAAATGCTGGTAGTTTTGCTGATCCTGTGTATGAAGTTGAGTATGTTGTAGTTTCAAAAAACAAACCTAAACTTCCAGTTATTCCCCAAAAAGCACTACCTGTGTATGGTGTGGATTGTAGTACGTTATTTCTTTTTAAAGTATCTATTCGTAGACCATATTGGCCTGTCCAATTATTTTCGTATAGTGCTGCTGATGATGTATATATTGTTTTTGCACTTGCTGATACAGATCCATAAAGGCTTGTATCCATTAAAGATCTTGAATAGAAAATATTGGTATTGTAATATACATTTCCTACATTTGCTATGCTACTAATTCCACTATCTATTATTGTTGGGTTAATTGGGTCATGGTAGTCATATCTGCTTGCTGTTACTAAGTATGGTTGCGATCTTAATAGGTCTTGTGTTGAATAAATAAAAGTTGTGTCGTAAGTAGAGGCACCATAATAACTTACAAGAGCACTTTGACTAGTCATGTAAGTCATAAAGACGTATTTAGAACCTTCTACTCTTACATCTCTACCATAGCTAGAAATACCAAGATCTGTCGTTCCAATTAATATGTTTGCTTGAGATGGATTATTATCTACTCCAGTATTGTTAAATTCATTTTGTTGTCCGGTAAGGTTAATCATAGTATTACCTCCTAAAGGACTACCACCTACAACCACCATGTCATAGTTTGTTGGACTAAGCAGGTCTGTTACCATTTTTATGCCTTGATTTGGCGCTTCATACACTCTATCTGGGTATGTTATTTTAGTGTTGTGTTCACCTACTTTTTGTTGATCCCCACTAATAGCTATGTAATCATATTCATCACCACCAATAGTACCCTCTAATACATATCCACTTAATCCTCTACGAAACTCTCCTCCACCATCTTCTACAAATCCTCCAACAGTAAATAATGCTTCAGGTCCTACATTAATAGAACTTGAATAGTGTAAACTTTCGTGTGTAAGTGGTGGTGTAGGTATTTTGTTTCTGTGCAACAACGTAGGTTCTATCAATAATCCAACTTGTTCGTTAGCTCTATAAGGTACAAACTTTTTAATTAGCTTAAACAAAGAAGCGTCATAGTGTTGTATTAGTCTTATATAGTTTTGTGTTTTATAGGTAGCAGTGTATTTTTTTTGGTATTCACGTCTTAATGCTTCTAGTTCTGGATATTCACTCAAGTACTTACTTGCTGGATTTCCTATAAAATCATCAATGCTTAAACCACCAAACTGTTCTGCTATGTCTTGGTTTATTTCATTAGTTGGTGATAGATAAATACCTAAGCGAGGACTTTCAGGTGGATTGCTATCTGATACATTTTTTTGTACACTGCTGTTTTGAAACAATTGGTTTCTTCCAGTAGTTATTATGTTTTCAATTCTAATTTTGTTACTTACACTTCTATTACCACCTAAATCTGGCCATTCTAATGAATGAATTTCTATAATAGGGTTAAAATAGGATCCTGAAAAATTATAAAAAGAGCCACTAAAGGCACCAGCTATAGGATGGTATGCACTACTTGAATAGTAGCTAGTTTGTCTTTGGTCTGGGTGTTGTGATAGTAGACTGGCTGTGTTTACTAAATTAATTTTTTTGTTGTCGGATCCCAAACACAATCTAAATCCTAAATCATAAAAGCTAGAGGTGCTACCTGTATGAGTGTCTGCTAAGTTTCCTTGAAAACTTGTAGGTGCTAATGCATGGTTGTCTAATATAGCATCTTGTAGTGGGGTTGTCCAATACCTCAGCTCTTGAACACTTCCCGACAAAAGATTCATTGAGTGTGAAGTAGCTGCTAAAAACGAACCAGATCCTGGAATCCATAAACTTCCTGTGCTTGTGTATGATGTGTTGTAAGAGCTGCTAGTAGATCCACTAATGTATAGTGAAGCTGATACTGTAGATGTTACTTTTAAATAGTTTACTCTTTTTACAATTAAAGTATAGGTTTGATTGGTACTGCTGCTATCGTTTGCTACTGATCTTTGTAGTGCAATATGATGAAACACATTTTCGTATATTGATGAGCTAACGCTTGCTGTTGCCCAACCTTGTGACCCACTTAAAAAGAATCCTATGTAATTATTGCTTGCACTTTGGAATGCTCTAACTTGCCATTTGTTTGGTACTTCAAATATTGTTTGTGTTTTATTTTGGTTTTTAACCATTTTAACTCTCAACTCAACTGTTGATGGCATTGTGTTAGTTGCTGGCAGTGGTACCCAAGGTGCTTCTACTAACTGAGCAACTTGTCCAGATGTTTTTCCATTGTATCCTACAGTAGTTGAATAAAAGAATCTTTCATATACGCTATCTGTTTTAGATTCAAACGTTGG